ACCCGAAGAGCAAAACCGAATTGGTCTACCGTCGGATTAAGACTTCTCCATGGGTTGTCAGCCGCTACATGAAGGTGGCAGGCGAAATCTACGGTCGCGGCCCAGTCCTGACAGCATTGCCAGACATCAAGACGCTTAACAAGACGCTTGAGTTGTTGCTTAAAAATGCGTCACTCGCTATTACTGGCGTCTATACCGCTGCTGACGATGGTGTTTTGAACCCTGCGACTGTGCGTATTGTCCCAGGCGCAATCATCCCTGTCGCCCGTAACGGTGGCGCTCAGGGTGAGGCATTGAAGCCACTGCCAAGAGCAGGCGACTTTAACGTCTCTCAGATCATCATCAACGACTTGCGGGCCAACATCAAGCGTACTTTGCTGGATGAGTCATTGCCACCAGACAACATGAGCGCCCGTTCAGCTACCGAGGTGGTTGAGCGGATGAAAGAGTTGGCTCAGAACCTTGGTTCAGCCTTTGGGCGTCTGATTAACGAGACGATGATCCCGATTGTGACCAAGATGCTGGAGGTCATGGATCAGGGTGGCTTGATTGATCTGCCCCTGCGAGTCAACGGACTAGAGATCAAGGTCTCCCCCGTATCACCGCTTGCCATGGCTCAGAACATGGATGAGATCAACAACATCATGCAATTCATGCAGATTGCTCAGAGCATGGGGCCAGAGGGTCAAATGGCTATCAAGGCAGGTGCGGCTATGGACTACATCGCTGACAAGCTGGGTGTGCCCGCTGCCGTGCGTACCAATGAGCAAGAGCGCAAAGCCATGATGGATCAAATGATGCAGGCGGCTCAACAAGCCCAAGCCCAGCAAGCTCCACAGGAAGCACCAGCCCCTGAAGGCATGGCATGAGCGGGTGGGATGACATAGACGGCCCTGCGCCACCGCTAGAGCCAGATCAGCGTCAGATTGATATGAACGTACTGATGGCCCGAACATTCGGGACTGAGGACGGAGAGAAGGTGCTGGCATGGATGCGACAGTTCTATCTGGAGCAACCTTGCTGGCAACCAGGCGCGGAAGCCTCCTATGGGCAATGGAGGGAAGGACAGAACGCTGTAATCCGCGATATTGAAGCCCGTATCCGAAAGGCAAAAACCAATGACCGATGAGGCAAATGATAACTCTGGCCTGCTAGATTCCGTGACTGTGGATGAAGAGCAGACAACCGAGAGCCAAGCGCAAAGCATCGAACACAAACAAGCAGACCCAAGTGAAGAAGACAACACACCACTTGAGCGCCCAGACTTCTGGCCTGAAAAGTTCTGGAACAAGGACGACAATGCGCCAGACCTTGAGGGCATCAGCAAGTCCTATGCAGAGCTTGAAAAGCAGTTCCGAGCAGGCAAACACAAGCCTCCAGCAGACGGCAATTACAGCTTGGATGGCATTGAGAACATATCTGCTGATGATCCTGTTGTCGAGGCTTATAAGGGCTGGGCATCTAAATACGGCATCAGCCAGCAAGCCTTTAGCGAGTTGGCGGCTCAGATTGCTACCATGGGCGGTGAAAAGGCTCAAGAAGTCGAGTACAGCATTAAAAAGGAGCGCGAAGCACTAGGCCCCAATGCTGACGCCATCATCACCAATATGGCTACCTGGGCTAAGGGATTAGTCCAAAAAGGCACATGGAGTTCTGAGGACTTTGAAGAGTTCAAGGTTTGGGGTGGCACAGCCAACGGTATCAAGGCTTTGATGAAGCTGCGCTCTACCTATGAAGGCCGTGTCCCCGTCCAATCAGCACCTCCAAGCGAGTCTTTAAGCAAGGATGAGTTGATGGCTATGGTTGGCAATCCTGAGTACAAGACCAACCCTGCCTACCGTGCCAAGGTGGAAAAGCTGTTTGCTCAGGCTTTCCCCGATTGACTTGTATGAGATTGTTGTATTTAATTTGATACAGATTTTCTCCAAGGTTGCCCCCTGCTTGACAGGGGGTTTTTTTGGTCTATACTTGAACCCGTTGTCGTAGGAAACAACAGTTTTTGAAGGCCGTTTACTCATGCTCTAGCCCTTTGTTTCTAACAAGGGTTCCTACCTAGGGCAGCAGTAAGCGGCTTTTTTGTTTCCAATTACAACCGTCAGGGCGCGTTAGCTATGGTTTGTATGGACTGAACCCAAGAAACACGGGGCTTGTTACACCTGCAAGATAACCCCACTAGCCTGTCAACGAGGGACTAGGGTAGATAGAGTGAAAGCGGTGGGACAAGCGCTCTATCGGATGAATCGTTGCCTTATGGGTTTACTAGGGGGGTCAATCAATAGACCCTCTGGGTAGGGAAGGATACCGAGCTATCCACCCTTGGGGGAACTATGGCTAAAAAAATAGTTGACACAAATAAAAAACTATGAGATACAATGTAGCTGTGGATAACCCGTAAGGGCCTGCTATGGTGGTGAACCACCCAGTTGCTTGGCTGAAACCAAGAAGCTGAGGCCTGTCAATGGTGACAGATAACCGAGGCGTGAAAACCTTAACTTTCTGGAGTAATCATCATGGCTACTGGTATTTCTACTGCGTTTATTACGCTCTTCGACGCTGAAGTTAAACAAGCGTATCAAGCTGAATCTGTCCTGCGTAACGCTGTTCGTCTGCGTACTGGCGTAGAAGGTTCAACCTACAAATTCCCCAAAATCTCTGCTGGCGCTGCTGTTGCCCGTGGTTCATTGTCTAGCGACGTTACCGCTCTCGGTATCACCTACGCTCAGGCTACTGCCACTATGAGCGACTGGGTTGCTGCTGAGTACACCGACATCTTTGGTCAAACCAAGGTTAACTTTGACGAGCGCTCAGAGCTGGTTCAAATCGTTGGTAAGTCAATCGGTCGCCGCTCAGACCAGTTGGTTCTGACCGCTTTGGACGCTGCTTCTACCAGCTTGACCGTTGGTACTGACATCGGCGGTACAGGCACTAACCTGAACTTGGACAAGTTGTTGGAAGCCAAGCGCCTGATGGATGCTGGCAACGTGCCCTCAGCAGACCGTTACTTTGTGATTCACGCTAACAACCTGGCTGGTCTGTTGGCTGAAACCAAAGTCACTTCTAGCGACTACGGCAACGTTAAGGCGTTGGTGCAAGGTCAAGTTGACACCTTTATGGGCTTCAAGTTCATTACTATGGGTGACTTGAGCGAAGGTGGCTTGCCATTGGCAACTGGTGTTCGCACTAACTATGCGTTCCACAAGTCTGCTATTGGCTTGGCTGAAAGCCTTGGCCCCAAGACTGAAATCAACTATGTGCCCCAGAAGACCTCTTGGTTGGTCAACTGTATGTACTCTGCTGGCTCTGTCGGCATTGACAACGCAGGTATCGTTGAAATCGCTTGTACTGAGTAATCGGTAACTAGCAACGGGGGTTCTCGCGTGTGCGGGAATCCCCATTTTTGGATGTGAGGACACGATGGCTGCTGGTGATACCGCTTTAACAGTATGTTCCGATTCCCTGTTGTTGTTGGGGGCACGGCCTATCAGTTCTTTTACTGAGGGGACTGATGCGGCAAACCTGTGTGACCGTCTCTACCCAGGCATCAAGAAAGCCACATTGCAGGGCTACCATTGGGGGTTTAGCTTTAAAACCGCTCAATTGGCGCGAACAATCAATGCGCCCGTAAACGAGTATTTGTACGAGTACGTTCTGCCATCAGATCGTCTTGGCTCTATTTACCGTGTTTACAACTCAACTAGCGTTGGAGCCGCCACAGTCACAGACTGGGAAATCATGGGCAACAAGCTAGTGACCAACTACGAAACCGTAGTGGTTGACTACCAGTTCTTAGTAGATGAGGCTGAAATGCCTGCCTACTTTATTCAACTGCTCAAATACATGATGGCTTGGCACTTAGCCGAGCCTATTACTGACCAAGTTGCTAAGACGCAATATTGGCAGAGTGTCGCTGTTGGCTCTCCTGGCGAGAACAACCGAGGCGGCTATTTCCGAACCGCTGCTGGCATTGACGGTCAGGGCAACCCGACGCAAGCCTTTGAAGACTTCAGTCTGATTGATGTGAGGTTCTAATGACCCGTGTCGTTCAAATCCAGACGAACTTTGCCAGCGGTGAGATTGATCCGTTGCTCCGCGCCCGTGTTGATATTAGCCAGTATCAGAACGGCGCAGAACGTCTTGAGAACGTCTTAGTCCAGCCTCAAGGTGGTGTACGCCGTCGCGGTGGCATGAAGCACCTCTACGAGCTTCCTAGCGGCGCTAACCCGCAAAATGGGACTCGGTGCATCGCGTTTGAGTTTAGCGTTGCTGACCACTATATGTTAGTGTTCACTAACCAGCGGATGTACATCTTCAAGAACCGCACATTGATTACAAACATCAACGGCTCTGGGAATGACTACTTGGCGGTAACAGCCGCTACTAGCGACATCTTATCTACGATGTGCTGGACTCAGAGTGCTGACACGCTGATCTTGACGCATAAAGACATC